TAGAGTGAATGATATACCAGAACCTAAGAAAAAACGTCAATATAATTATAGCACAGCTACAAAAGTTAAAAATGCGGCTCAAAAAAGGCTTAGAGAAGCTAAAAAAACTGCTGACAACAAAAAAAGACAGCTCAAAAACCAAAAAGACAAAGTAAGATACCTAGAAACTAGCTTAAAAAAGATAGAAGGTACGCTAAATGGTAAAAAACCATCTGTAATAACAGATGATGAGCTAAAAGTTGCCCCAAAAGCAGTTAGAGAGCACGTTACAGATGATAGTAACGTTATATTTAGACCTAATACAGGGCCACAAACAGATTTCCTAGCCGCACCAGAGCGTGATGTACTTTACGGAGGAGCGGCAGGCGGAGGAAAATCGTACGCACTGCTAGTTGATTTACTGCGTTATGCGGATATGCCCGAACATCGTGCATTACTGCTTAGACGTACATTAAATGAGCTAACAGAATTAGTTGATAAAAGTAAACAGATATATCCAAAAGCATTTCCGGGTGCTGTTTTCAAAGAAGCTAAATCAATGTGGGTTTTCCCTAGTGGAGCTACGGCTTGGTTTTCATATCTGGATAAAGATACAGATGTAACGAGATATCAAGGTCAATCTTTCACATGGATTGGTGTTGATGAAATAACGCATTATCCTACCCCGTATGTCTGGGAATATTTGCGTTCCCGATTAAGGACAACAAATCCGTTAATAAAGGCATACATGCGGTGCACAGCTAACCCCGGCGGTGTCGGAGGATGGTGGGTCAAGAAAATGTATATTGACCCTGCACCGCCAGACGAACCATTTCCTGCACAGGATATAGAAACAAAACAATCTTATTTATGGCCTGTAGGACATGAAAAGGCAGGGCAACCTTTATTCTTGCGTAAGTTTATACCGGCAAGATTAACAGATAACCCATACCTAATGCAGGATGGTCAGTACGAAGCCATGCTACGTTCTTTACCAGAAATAGAACGTAAAAGACTTTTAGATGGTGATTGGGATGTTGCAGAGGGAGCGGCATTTCCAGAGTTTGAAAGGTCACTACACATTGTAAAACCTTTTGATATAGCGCCATCGTGGCCAAGACTAAGAGCGGCTGACTATGGTTTTGCATCACCTTCATGTGTTTTATGGGGTGCTGTAGACTGGGATGGAAACTTAATTATTTATCGTGAACTGTACGGTAAACAATATACTGGTGAATCATTAGCTAGGGTAATATTACAAATGGAGCGTAATGATAGACCACCAAGCACTTCTGTTTTAGATGCAAGTTGTTGGAATAAAACAGGACATGGAATGAGCATAGCAGAAACAATGATGCGTAATGGCGTTCGATGGACACCTTCAGATAGAAATAGACTTGCAGGTAAAATGGAAATACACAGACGTTTATCGCTTGACAACGGTAGACCATCATTATACATATTTGAGACTTGTACGAATTTAATTAGAACTTTAGGTAACATACCTACATCAAAGATAAATACAGAGGATGTAGATACAAAAGCTGAAGACCACGCATATGATGCATTACGATACATGGTTATGACCAGACAATCAAACAAACCTACTGTTCCAGATATATTAAAAGATATTAAGCAAAAGGCTTATCAACCCGAAGACATGGTTTTCGGATATTAACCAAAAGGAGTAAAAATGAAAACTGCAAAGAATCCCGTAGATGGAAGCATACTTAACTCTACTCAAGAAACTGGCTATCTAAGTCCGGCTAACGAAAAAGCTGTAGCAAAAGAAAAGCCACAATTCTCTACAGAAATTAATGAACCAAACAAAACATTAATTTTAGAAGCAGGGAAAAAGGGTAAGGGTAAAGCAGAAGTAGATGCTTTTATCATGAACTCAAGCGAAGATAAAGATTACTAAAAGGAAAACAAATGGCTGATGACGCAAAAGATACAGCGTCTACATTACCACCAGAGGATGCTCCGGGCATCGTTGGTTACGTATTAGAAAAATATAACGAAGCTAAACAAGCTCGTTATACGCACGAACAGCGATGGTTAAAAGCATTTAAAAATTATCGTGGTATCTATGATTCTTCTACACAGTTTCGTAGCACAGAAAAGAGTAAAGTTTTTGTAAAAATAACAAAGACAAAAGTGTTGGCCGCATATGGTCAAATCGTAGATGTTTTATTTGCTAACAAAAAATTTCCTATTACTGTAACGTCAACACCTGTACCAGAAGGCGTAGATGAGACAGCACACCTAGGTGTACCGGGAGAAAGTCAATTAGAATCACCTTACGGATTTCCGGGTGATGGTAATGAGCTTTTACCGGGAGCAACTGAAGCAACACCTATGTCTGGTGGTGCAAAATTAGGCGGATTAAAAGATGAGTACATGGGTGCAAATCTTTTATCTGGAAAAGCACGATTACCAAATCAGCCAGAAATACATCCTGCAAATGAAACAGCACGTAGGATGGAAAAATTAATTCATGACCAATTGTTAGATACAAATGCTACTAACGTTTTACGTCATGCTATTTTTGAATCAGTATTACTTGGAACTGGTATTGTAAAAGGCCCATTTAATTATGCAAAAACAATTCATCGTTGGGATAATGTTAACGGTGAAAAGATGTATGCTCCTTATGTTAAAGAGGTTCCAAGATTAGAAGCAGTAAGTTGTTGGGATTTTTTTCCAGACCCAGATGCAACGTCAATAAATGATTCTAACTATGTAATACAAAGACATAAGTTTACTCGTAATCAATTACGTGACCTAACAAATCATGCATACTTTGATGGCGAAGCAATTGCTGAGTGTTTAGAGATGGGTGCTAACTACACTACTGAATACTACGAAGATATTATACAATCTTATGACACACAAAGTGGTAGCTACGATGTTGATAGATATGAAGTGTACGAATACTGGGGAACACTTGATAGCATGTTTGCAGATGAAATAGGTTTAGAATATAAAACTGATTCTGCTTTAGATGAAGTACAAATAAATGCTTGGATATGTAATGGTAAAATTTTACGTGCAGTATTAAATCCATTTACTCCAGAGAGAATACCGTTTCAATCTATTCCTTATGAAATAAATCCATATCAATTTTTTGGTGTGGGTGTTCCAGAAAATATGGAAGATGCACAGTTGTTAATGAATGGGCATGTTCGTATGGCAATAGACAACCTAGCACTAGCAGGTAATTTAGTTTTTGACGTTGATGAAGCGTCATTAGTTCCGGGTCAAAGTATGGATATATTTCCCGGAAAAATATTTAGAAGACAATCCGGTGTCACAGGAACCGCTATCAATGGATTAAAATTTCCTAACACAGCACCAGAGAATCTTCAAATGTACATGCAAGCGAGACAGCTTGCTGACGAGGAAACTGGTATACCATCAGTTCTACATGGACAGACCGGTGTATCGGGAACAGGGAGAACAGCATCTGGATTATCAATGTTGTTAAGTGGTGCAAGTTTATCAATAAAAACAGTAATGAAAAATATTGATGACTTTTTATTAAAGCCACTAGGTGAAGCAATGTTTCAATGGAACATGCAATTTGATGAAGACAATCCAGATATTGTTGGTGATTTGGAAATTAAACCACATGGTGTTGCAAGTGTAATGCAAAAAGAAGTTAGGTCACAAAGACTAACTGCATTATTACAAACAGTAGCTAATCCTATGTTAGCACCATTTATTAAAATACCAAATCTAATTAGGGAGTTAGCAATTGCACAAGACATTGACCCAGATAGTCTAGTCAATGATATTAACGATGCACAAATATTTGCAGAAATGCTGAAAGGTTTAAATGTTGGACAACAAGCTAGCGAGCAAGCTCAAGACCCTAGTCAACAACAAGATGGCATGGGAGGCACTGGAGGAATTCCTGCAGGCGGAAACCCAGAAGACCCATCGGGCGTTGGTGGTGGCACAATCGGAACAGGAAATGTTCCGCAGTCAGGGGAAAGCAATTTTACTGGAAACCCTCCTCAAACTGAAGAGTAGTGTACAGGAATTTGAAAAAAACAATAAAGGAAAATAATGTCAACTGACCCATTTGCTATAAACATTAATGAAGGTTTTATTGGTATAGAACCTCCAAGTGATTCTGTTTTAGATAGAAGACAACCAAACGTTGATGCTTTAACAAAAGACGAAGAAACAAAAGAAGAAAAACAAAATAAATTAGAAACTACTACTGCGGCAGGTTCCGATGTTGCACAAGTAGGAACGTTAGGTCAACAAGTTAGTAGTCTGTTATCAAAAGCAGAGCAAGGGTTAGAAAGCGATTCCGGAAGAACTTTTTCTGATGATGATTTAAAAACTGCTGTTAATAGAGATGTTTTCATGGGTGGTAGAACAATATCAGATTCTGACTCAAAAGCAGGTCAATTTTATGATAACGTTAATAATACAAATCAAAATGATTACATCACTAATATTTTTGGAGGAACGAAGAGTGCTCTTACTGATGCATTTGATTCAATAAATCAAAGTAGACAAGAGTTAAAAAAATCTGGAATGGCCCCAGTTGTAGCAGGAGTATTTGGAGGCCCTATGGCGGCCGCTATTTCTTTTGCACCTTTAGTAGCAGATGGTTTTCAACAAAAAAAAGATATGAACAAATTCTTAAATGAATTTGGTGACAAAGGTTTTTCGGATGATTTATTAAACAAAACGTTTTCGTATGGTAAGATTAAATCTGCAAAAACAGGAAAACAATTTTTAGAACATGTATTAGTAAACGATTTTAATCCGGGGTATGCATTAAAATATAATGCGTACGGAGGTAAAGATTTTGATGGTAATCATCATGATGCTTTAGAAAAATTTATAGTTGATGGTGTTGACAATAATGTTTTTAGTCAAGAAGGTATATTAAAATTAGCATCTCAGCGTCATGCTTTTAAAGCAGGTAGTGATAACTATTGGAAATCAACTGTTGCACAAAGAGCATTAAAAAAATTAGGATTTACAATAAAAGGTAGAACTGCAGTTGATAGTAGTGGTAATACTTATCTCGATGGTAGATTGTGGAAAACTGCTGAAGCAGTAAATAAACCTGCAGTTGTTTCAGCAGGAACATCATCTAATCAAGGAACTGCAGACACTGGTGGAGGAGAACAACCATCTGGTACAGGAACTGGCACTATTAAAATCGGTGGAGATATAATTACAAAAGACCAAGACTATTATGAAAACTTTAACAAACCGGGTGGAGGATTTAGTCTAGGATTTGGTTTAAAAGATGGTGGTGAACGTGTAGATGGCGACATAGGAAATCTTGAATTTATAAATGAACGAGGAAAAGATATGTCTGGTGTTGCTGATGATATTCAAAGACCACTTGAAGAAGGTGATTTTGTTCTCAATAAACCTGCTGTAGATTTTGCAGGTAAAAAAGATGTTGATGATATGATTGAAGAAGCCAAAGCAATTGCAATGGCACGAGGTATTGCATTATCACCAGAGCGTGATGGTAATTTAGAAACTATGTTATCAAACGGTGAAGTAGTAATACCAAAAGTGTTAGCAGAAATAATAGGTTACGATAAATTAAATAAAATTAACAATCGTGGAAAGGAAAAGGTAAAAGAAATTGTACAAGCAAGAAAAGAACAAATTCCAGAAAAACCTGTTGTTGATGACCCTCGTTTACGTGCTCAACTTGGGGGAGCAGTAGGGAGCGTTTTAGACTCAGATGTTGCTACAGGTAAGTTAGCGGCGGCTGGTGCTCCCGGAGAAATCTTATCAACACCTAGAGGTGCTTTTGTAAATATTGCAAAACCAATGCCAACTGCACAAGTGCTACAACAAACACCAATTGGAGAAGAAATACTTAGACCTCAAACTATGATGAATGAAGGCGGGGAAAGAGAAGAAGAAAAAATTATCCCAAAAAAAAAGCCTAAAATTACCCAGTTTGAATTAGTAAGAAATAGTTTAAGTAGCACTCCTTATAAACTAAGAAACGAAGCAATAGCAGGTATACTTGGTAACATAGCAGTAGAAACAGGTGAAACTTTTGATTACAGAACTTCACAAATGGGCGGGCCGGGCAGAGGCTTATTTCAATTTGAAGGAGGTCACTCAAGAGCATATGAAGATTATAAAAAAGCAAATAATCTATCCCCTTCAATTGGAGCTCAAGTGTCCTATGTATTAGATAATATATACAAAGGAACAGGCTTCGATATTGGAATTAAAAATAGAAAAGATTTACAAAATATATTTGCAACAGGAACAACGTCTGAAATAGCAAAATCTTTTGCTGAAATATTTGAAAGACCAAATCCAGAAAAAGCAAAATATGAAAAACGAATTCAAAGAGCAAATGAAATATATGATATGCTCTATAGACCTAATCCACAAAAATCGTTTCCATTAACGATGAGCAAAGAAGACGCTCTTAAAGAAATAGATGAAACAAAACCAGTCATAGGAACTGGACTTTTAAATTAGAGTTTCTAACTACTCGCCGGTAGTTAGCTGTTAGGCAACTCACAATAATGTGACCCCTAAATTAACGACAAAGTGGCTACTCGTATTTACGACCCCACAAGGAGGAAAAATGGCAAATAAGACAGAAGATAATACTGAAGTCGCTAAAAACGAAAATCAAATTCCGGAACCCACTCCTTATCAAGGACAGTATCGGAAAGATGTTTACACCGAAGAACCAGAACAAAAAGCAGAAGAGCAAGACCCTTCGAAAGAAGCTACTCCCGAGCAATCTGGATTTATGTCTGGTAGTGCAAAACAACCACAGCATGATTTTAAAAAACGTTATGATGATTTAAAATCTCATTATGATAGAACTCTTGCTGAAAATAAACAGAAAGTTGAAGAGTTAGAGGCCAAGTTGAAGGTCGCTCAACAACCGCAGTTTAAACCTACTAAAACAGATGACGAACTTAAAACTTTTAAAGATAAGTACCCAGATGTTTACGGTGTGGTTGAGACAGTTGCGCATAAGCAAGCTGAAACTAAATTACAATCACTTCAAACAGAAATTAAACAACTGCGTGAACGTGAAAATAATTTAGTTGTTGAGTCTGCTTATAAAGAACTAACTAATGCACATCCCGATTTTGCTGAGTTAAAAGATACACCAGATTTTTTAGATTGGTTAAATAAACAACCTAATTCTATAGCTGACGGTGTAACAAAAAATAACACGGATTCAAAATGGGCAATTAGAGTTGTAGACCTTTTTAAAGCTGACGCAGGTATATCAAAGTCAAAAACCAAGTCTAAGTCTGCCGCCGAAGCTGTCACAAGAACATCTTCAAAAAGTGTTAATGTTGACAACAAAGACGGTAAGAAGGTTTGGACATCTTCTGAAATTCTTAAATTAAAACCTTGGGAATATTCAAAAGTTGAACAAGAAATAGACACCGCACTGCGTGAAGGTCGTGTAGTGCGAGACACAAAATAACCCTTAACTTTGGGAGGCTAAAATG